CACCACCAAGAAGCTCTTGCTTGAAGCTGTTGCACATTGCAGTTGTAATAGCCATCTTGTGATGTCCTTTATGTTAAGAAAAAGCATAAAAGGGCCAGCTTGACGCCAGCCCTTAAATAGTTTATGAGTTAAGCAGCGTTGTACTTAGCTGTGATAATCGCATCAGCACGAAGGATCTTGCGCCCGTAAAGGTGCATGCCCCGGCAGATGTCAGCGAAGGAGTCAGGGTCACGATAAGTCTCTACTTTAGAGAGTTGCTCTGCAGTTGCTACTGCGGAGTCGTGACCAGCTACGATAACACCATAATTTGTGTTCTGGTTAGCTGTTCCTGCTGTACCTGGGCCAGTGCCTACTTTTGGCAGATTATTCGACTGATACACACGGAAGCCGTGGATGTTTGCAGCCAAAAGACCGTTCATCAAGCCTGAACCACCGAAGTCGGCATTCATTAGGCGTGAATCCTCATCTTTGAGCATCTCAACCATCACCGGGTCTAAAACAACCCACCTCCCACGGGAATCTACATCCTGCTCATCCAAACGGCGAGACATACGAGATAGAACCTGTAAAGGTGTTGCAGTTGCAGTAGAAACTGAAGTTGCACCCATTAACCGTGGGGTAATAGGGATAGAGTGTTCCCCAGCGGCTGAAGTAGTGATGTTTGCAAAGCTTCCTTTTTTCAGCTTATTTACAGCTAAAAGTTCGTCAGTTCCTGCACCAGTAGTAGAAATAGTTCCGTTAGTTACTGTGTTAACAGCACTGGTTGCGGCACTAGTGTAACCAGCAAGATACTTTAGAACATCATTGTCCATTGCATCTGCCATCTTATAAGCTGCACGATCTGTTGAAAGGCGCATAAAATCTATGTGCGAATGAGCCTCTTCAATATCGTCAAGCTTAAATGCAAAATAGTTAGCTTTGTCGATTGTAAGTTTAAAATCGGCGTCCACCAAATCCTGCGTTGCTGTGGCAGTGCCACGGGCTAAAACATTAACGGTAATGTCTGGTTCCTTCAGAATGCGAACTGAATCGCCTTGCCCTGAAATGTCACCAAAATAATCGTTATTTGTTATTGCGTTTATAACAGCACTTTTGCGGAATGCAAGTTGTGCCTGTTTAGAGAAAATCTCTGGTGAGAAGTTCCCTGAGTTCAGGTTGCTATAACCTGAAGCTTTTGCGAATGCCATAATGGTTCTCCTATAGATATGACAATTGAGATTGAAAACATCATATCCACATAAGAGGCCAAACTATTTCTAGGGTTTCAATCTAACTTGATTTGCGGTCAAAGTTGTCTTGGGCCTATACTCTGTTGGGTAGTTCTTGGTGTGGTTGTTGCTTTTTAAGTGAAGCATATGCAGGTAACTACGAATAGTGCTGCATATGCCTATAGTTTTATCTATTAACGTTAAAGTGTCAAGTCATTTCTTTAAATCATAGATAAATTTTCCAGAACGCATTGCATTTAGTATTTCGTCCTGACGATCTTCGTATTCTTTAAGTGACATGGCCTTTACCATACTCTCGCTTAAAGTCCTACTCGAATCTTCTGAATCGACTACAGTGCGTCCACGAGCTTTTACAGAAGAGGCTGCTGCTTTATCTGCGTTAGGCTTTTTAGTCTTTATGCCCATATCAGATTTGTACAGATCAATAACACGAGCTACTGACTTTACGTCATCAGGGTTATCATACAGAGCATCCTGATAAACTTTAGGTTGTTGATCTGCCCAATCGTGGAAGGCATCATCATTCCTGATCTTTTCAAAGTCGGGGTGCAGGTTCATAAGTTCTACTTCTGCTTTTTCTTTTTTAGCAGACGCCCTCATTTCTTCTACTTCTTGTAGCCTAATATCTAATTGTGAAGAACGCTCTGTGGCTTTTTTATCCGCAATAGCTTCTACAATACCTGCTACGTCAGGATATTTTTCAGCCCAAGCATCTATTTCATCTTGAGATTTAGGCAGTACTAATTCGTTTTTAGCTGCTTTGGAAAGTTGACCTTCTAATGTCTCTAGTCTTGTTGTCCATTCTTTTTCTTTAGAGGCCATGTGCCTTCGTATATCACCGTAGCGTTTCTTAAAGGACTTTTCTTCACTTGTCAGGTCATCAGTGTCTTCCTGTGCTTGGGCTTTCTTGCTGGTTTCTTTTTGTTTGGTATCACCTTCATCCGAAAGTTCTTTAGCGGGTTTCTCAGTGCTATCGCTACTGGGTTCCTCTTGATCTGTTTCTGTTTCATTTCCAAGTAATTCACTTAGTTCTTTTTCAGCTTCTTTAATCTTTTCTTCGTTACGCTTATGCACAAAACTGTGCATTGGTTGAGTAGCTATGTCGGACATAGTATTTCCTTATATTGGGGCCAGCATTATTGCTGGGTTGCCTTATAGTTGGTTACTTCTTTTTCTTCTTCATTAATCCACCTTTATTCAAACGTAGACCCATACCTCTTGAAGCATCTTCTAAGTTGTTTTTAATAACTTCTGCGTTTGCTTTAATTTCTGCTATTTCGTCAGTTGTGGCTAGGCCTCTCTCTGCTTTAGCTACCACTATCTTAGTGTTTGCATCTACATTATTTGCAGCCCTTCTCGCTGCTGCTTTATTTTGGTCAATAGTATCTTGCCTATCTCTATCAGAATTTGAGTTATTAACAGTTGTCGATGTTGTCGTAGGAGTTGTGCCAGTATTTAGTGATGCACTGCCTGCTCCATAAGATTTATACTGATCTTCTTCGCTCATGTTCTTATTTGGTATTATAGGATCATCCCTGAACGGATCATCTCTAGCTCCTTCTACGTCTGGTAAATCAGTGACTGTTATAACTTCAGGTGCTGTAATGCCTTCAAACTTGAACGTATCAGGCGCTATTTCGTCAGGAGTATACGCATTCTTTGTATCAGTTGCGTCAACCACTGAGCTAGTTGCGCCGCTAAATGTATCAGCTATTCCACCTAGAACCTTTTCTAAAAATCCAGGTTCTTCTTGAGTAGCTATCTCTAAAAGATTTGTATAGTAAGCTTCTTCTTGTGGTGTTGAAGAATTATTAGCCCTACGTTCTAGCTCATTTTTAGTCTGCCTAGCAGAGTTAGCCATTCCTAGTTTCATAAACAGACCCATTATAGGGTTTATAGTAGCTAGGCCAACAGTAACCATATTGGAAGTCATACTACCTTGGTCTGCTACCATCTTTTCTAGTTCTGCACCAGTTAGCTCTTCCATCTTAATTATAGGCGTTGGATTATATAAGTCTCCACCAATTTCATATCTCTCTGAACTTTTATCCTCCTGATTCCTTCTTGCATTTTCAGCATTAGCCTCCGCCGTTGCTGTAGCTTCAGATTGAGCCGTTGTGGCTTGTGTGCCTTCAAGGAAGTAGCCTTCTGGTATAACAGACATAGGAACGCCGTTAAAGAAAGGTATAAGTAAAGTCTTACCTTCTGCATTAAGATAAGTTTTGTATTCAACACCTCCTGTGCTTTTAAGAACAGGGTTTTCAACCACACCACCAGGATTATAGCCCCTAGTCATGTAGCCACCTTTGTTCATCATTGGAGCTTCAGGTTCTCCATCATCTTGCATATTAAGTTCAGATACATCAAAGGGTAGTTCATCACCCATAACAGCAACACCTATAGGCTCTCCTCCTATACGTCCATTACTTTCCATGCTACTAAAGCCCATCTTGGCTTGTGATCTAAGCTCTTCAAACATTTTTACGCCGTGAAAGCGTACAACATCAGCAGGTACTACATATTCACCCTCACTTAGTTGTGCAGGTATATCATCCCGTACTTCTTCTGGCAAAGACCCCGTAGGTATCTCATTGCCTGAAACAGGATCGAACTCCTCTACATCTCCACCGAGAGCGAAAGCTTGTACTGTTTGGTCAACAGGTGCCTGCATCATTTCTGCATATTGATAGTCATCCATTACAGTACCGCCTTTATAGTATCCATTTTTTTTAAGTTCTTTTAGTGTAGGTAAATCTTTTACCCCTGATTTTTTATTTAATTTTAATACTTCATCTCTATCTAGCTCTCGTAATACTTTCATGCTACCACTAATAAGCCAGTTACCTTCCATATTAGGGTTTGTTTTGTATCTATAATGACCGCCTATAGGTAATTCGTCTGTAATTTGTGCCGTCTTTATATTAGGGGTTCCATCTTTTTTCATAATGGCTCGACTGTTTGCAATCTCCTGCCAATCTACATCAGCAGGCATTTCTACTTCAGCCCATACCTGATTATCGCCTCTTATCTTATGGGTTTTTCCATCTATCTTTACTTCTGGCCCTATGTGTGCAGCGGTAGGATTGTCTCCTGCATGCCATCCCGGTCTAGCCGCAACGGATTTAATAGATTTTGCTTTTGAAGCTTTAGGTAAAAAGCCTGCAGAAATTAACATATCGCGAGTTTCTTGATCGGGAATTTTTATCATATCCCCTGTACCTTTTGCACCTTTTACAGTTTTAGTGCCTCTTGATGGTACATAGGAATTGCCGTTTGCAGCCGTAAATCTATATTCTGGAAACGTAGCTTGTAAGTATTGCCCTACAGGTACTTCTGTATCTGCATCTACAAACAAAGGATATAACTTTCCGTCCTCACCTTTATTAAATAGTTTGTACCCCTTTACAGATTTTTCAGGCTCAGGGATAGGTAAGCTTGGCTCTGTAGGGGCGGTAACTTTTAAGGGAGGGGAAGAGGGTGCAGGGGGTGGAGAGCTTTTTGGCTTTAGCTTGACATTGCCCAGACCAGAACCCATAGCATTCATATCAACGTCTACACGCTTTGCTACATCAAATACTTCTCTTGCACCTTTGCTTATTGCCCTTGCTGCTACATCTCCTATTCCTGGTATAAGCCCTACTAAAGCAGCACCTCCCAGCGCACCAGCTAAGTAGTAGTTAGGTTCATCCTTTTGTAGTTCGTCATATACTTCTTTAGCTGCCATAGCATCGCCAACAATGGGCGTCATTTCAGCTACAAACTTACCTACGTCTTTGATAGATATATCAGAAGGGGTAAACTCTTCAGCAAACTTCTTACCTTCAGCCGCATAGCCTAATGCTTCTTCAGTCTGATCCATTTATAGATACCCTTAAATGTTTTAACATTCTAAGTGAACGAATAGCCCCTTGGTGCCTGAATATTTCATCAGTATCGTTAAGCGACTCCATACTTTTTTGTTGTATCTCTATGCGAAGATCCATCTCTTCTAAGAAAGCATCCCACATAGGTTTATCGTTTACAAAACTTCTAAGCGACATTACCTGTAAATCCTTCCTCTCCGGGAAGTGGTGCTGTGCCTGTACCTATTTGAGAGCCACCTCCTCCAGACGTATCAGCCACTGCTTGTGGGCCTTGTCCTTGAGGTTCTTGAGGATTAGGTGGTGCTACGCCTTCTGGCCCTGCAGGGGGCGCTACGGGCTGCTGAAAGCCCTTCAGTATTTCTGCCTGTATAGCTGCATCCTGCATAGAGTTAGTAATCTTGTCTGGATCTAAGTCCATACTCTTAGCAATCTCACGTATGATGTAATCCATCTTAGCAAACGGTGCCAGTGTTGGGTTCTGTGCAACCTGCAAGAACTGCATTAGGCGCTGTGAGCGAACTTCGTTAGCCATCAAGCTTTCTGTACCAGATGCTTTAACCTCTAAGTCACCTCGTATGCTTTCATCAAAGTCAAACTGCATGTTAAAAGCAAAGAAAGCCTTGCCTAAAGGTGCTATAAGGTAATCGTCTACATTCTTTACAACAGTACGAATACTACCGTTAGCAGCAGACATAAGCATACTAATGCCAGAAGCTGTACGCCCAACACCACTAACACCAGTTTGCCCATGAGCAAAACTAGGGAATCCAGTTGATTCATCAGCTAAAACCCTCGCCTTATCAAACAGTTGTAAGTTTTCTTGTGCAACATTTGGGAACTTGGTGCCGAAGATGCTTTGGCCCGGGGCACCCCCCTGTCTCCGAAAGACTTTTCCGGGGTACACGCTTAGGTCTTGGCCCGGAACCATGTTTGTTTCGTCAACTTCAATTATAAGATTGCCAGAAAGTGCGGCATTGTCTATCGCTAGACGTAGGAAACCATTCATTAGGGTTTGTGTGTCATCCATGTTCTCAGCTATACCTACACCGAAGAAGCTATAAGGATTATGCTCAAACGGCACTGCGTAGTAAGGTATGCGAGAAGGCTTGAATGGATTTAGTACAAATCGAATAACCTCTCCGTTACAAACCCAGATGTTACAATTGAGTTCATCTAGAGACTTAAACTCTGTAGGTATGTTAATGCCATTTGCTTCTAGATGCTCAACATCCACAAAGCCCCAGAACTCTAATACTTCCCAAC